ACGATCTTTACAAGGCAATGGAGAATCTCAACAAGAACGGCGTACCGCCAACGCTTGATAATCTTGTTGCCATTGCGGACGAATATACCAAACTCGAAGACCCAATCGACAGGGCAAGATTCCTGACCGAACAATTTGGCGAAGCCGGCGATGATATTGCGCCGATGCTTGACGCTATTGCCGATGGTGTGACAGCAGTACAAAATGCCGGTTTGATTTTTACTGAAGATGAACTTCAAGACATAAGGGATTACGAAGAAGCCGTCGCTAATTTAGGGTTAGCATGGGAAGGATTCGCAACCACAATCGGCATGGCGGTTGTCCCGGAGCTTACAAAGTTTTTTGATCAAGCGACTACTTATTTTTCATCATTAGGCTTGATGACTGAATATATCGGGTTGCTAAATGAAAAATTTGGCGAAGACCATAACATCGTTGAATATGGAAAAGCGCTTAATGACCTCACACAAATAGACACTTCAACCGCTGAAGGTGTCGAGTTATTACAGACCAAAGTAGACCAATTAGATCGGACTTTGCATGCTGATGCTTACGCCGCTGGAGCCGCTGCTCAAGCGCACGACGAACTGGTTATGGCGATTTTTGATAATACAAATTCCTGGAGTAATTTCCAACAAGCGATGGAAGAAGCTGGCTTGAGTACGGGAATGCTTACCGAAGAAATCTATAACCAGGAAAAAGCCGCCGTTGAAGCAGCCGACTCAATTAACAATACCAAAATAGTCCCTAAAATGGTTGAAATTGATGTCAACGATGGTCCTTCAAAAGAGAAGATAGAGCAACTTCGCCAGATGGGTATTGAGGATAAAGAGTTCACAGTAAAAGCCGAAGTTGATGACAGCGCAGTGAAAAACTGGACGCCGCCAACCAAAACCGGCACTATTACTTATTCACCTGTCAAAGGGGGATTATACGCCGCCGGTGGCGCAATTCACGCCGCCGCTTCAGGCTTAGCCGCGTCGCTGTCTTCCTACTGGGTCGGTGAGCGCGGACCAGAGCCGTTCTTCCCGGCGATGGACGGCAGGATCGTGAGCAACACGCAGGCGATGGCGGCCTTACGGGGCGGTGCTGGAGCGAACGCGCGTGAGATAGCCAATGCCGTCAGAGACGGAGTGAGAGAAGCAATGAGAGACGAACGGGGCGGGAACGTCTATAACCTGACAATGCCGACGAGTTCCAACCCGGCGGACGTTAGGACAGCATTCGAATTAATGGAGGCGTGGGGCGCATAATGACAGCACCAGTTTTAGCACATAAGAAGTTTTATATTATCAAGCCTGCAGAAGGCACGAACCAAATCAAGAACCCGATATTCTCCCCGCCCGACTTTACAGAGGATTGGCATATATGGGAAATTGGTCAGACTATCGAAGAGACCGGCGATGAGCAACGATTCGGCGCTTACTCGATGAAAGTTAACACTATAACCGCTGTTAATTCAGGCACTTCTTATTGGTCTTTAAGTCTAACCAATGGCTTGACTTATACATTCAGTTGCTATGTAAAGGGAACGGCTGGACAGGCAATGCGGGTGCAAATCCGAAAACTTACAACCGTTAAAGCAACTACTACCTTTACCGCGACTGGTTATTGGCAGCGTGTTGAAGTCTCGTGGACTTGTGATGCTACTGCCAGCGATTATAGGGCTTACGTGATAAGAGACGCGGTTGCTTCCACCGACCCGTTCTACGTTGACGGCGTTCAGTTTGAGCAGGCTTCCGCAGCGACCACGCTCATTGAAGGCTACATGCCCGGGTGTGGCTGGGAAGGCTACGCCCGCAACTCGGACTCTATCCGTTCCGCGCAATACCGCAAGGGCGGCGAGATTGTTGATCTATCCGATTATTGCGAGATTGTGCAAGTGACCGGCTTGGGTCATGGCGACTGGAACCAGATTCTAACCAAGATGACGAGCGGCGGGGATATGTATCAAACGCATATTCGCAAGAGCCGGAACTTCTCTATCATCGTTGACTTCACAGGCAATAGCTTAAGCGAGATTGAGGCCAACCGCAAGGCCGTCATTGACCTTATCCGCCCTGACTTGCTGACCGGGCAGGAGATGATAGTCCGCTATCAGGGCGTTGACGTGAACGGCTATGAAGCGACCAACCCGGTTGACATTGTTTGCGTGCCCTTACCCGCCACTCTGGTTGATACGCCTGACCTGCCGAGCTACCAACGGGCGGTGCTCAACTTCACGATTCCGTCGGGCTTGCTCAACGGTGCTTACAACGAGGGCGCGGAACTGGATTGGATTGCCGACTTTGCAGCTGAATATATTGTCAGACGAGACCCGGACGGCGCGTGGTATGAAGAAACCGGCGTAGACACTTTTGTTAACCCGCTCGCTGGCATGACAGGTGAGGTGAACGACATAAAAGAAGCACCAAATGGCGATATTTATATATGTGGTTCGATGTTTGAAGCCGGTGGAACTGCAGACGCGACTGGTGTTGTGAGATGGAGTAAGAGCAACGAAGCGTGGGAAGCGGTTGGAGACCCAAATACGAGTCCGTTCAACGTGATGGAGTTCACGCCTTCTGGGAACCTGCTCGTCGGCAGTTCGCGCGAGAATATTGCCGGTGTGGCTAACGCAGATTATTTCGCCAAATATACGCTTGGAACAGGAAGCCCGGCTGCTTGGGAAGCTGTAGGTTCTGATATTGTTTGTTCTGCATCAACAAATAAAGGCATTTATGCAATCGCGATTTCACCTGCCGGGCATATTTATATCGGGGGCAATTTCGACAGTGCGAGTGGCAACACTAATTGTAACAATATTGCTTGGTGGAATTCAACCACAAACGTTTGGACTCCGCTCGATACAGGACTAAATGGAATAGTTTATACATTGGCGTTTTCGCCGGCAGGAAATTTGTATATTGGTGGTTCGTTTACAGATGCTGCTTATCCCTACTTATGCAAATGGGATGGATCCGCTTTTTCAGCGGTTGGCTCAAGTACGGATATAAACGGAACTGTATATTCACTTGGATTTGACTCAAGCGGTTATTTGATTATCGGTGGTAATTTTACCAACGCGGGTGGAAATGCAGACGCGGATTACATTGCAAAATTTGGGGGCGGTGGTTGGCACGCTTTAGGTTCTGGCGTGAATGGGGTTGTTCGCAAAATAATCATCAAAAATGAAATGGCTTATAAAGATGGCACAAGATATTATGCGCCAAAAACATACATATATGTAGTTGGCAGCTTTACAACCGCTGGCTCAATTTCGCTGACGGACAGAATAGCGTTGTGGTCTAACGGAACATGGATGCCGGTTGATATAAATTTGCCAGGCGAACCATTCACCCCACCGAACTATGCTTTAGTTAAAGCCGTTTTGCCTGCATCCGACGGCTCGCTCTATTTGGGTGGAACGTTCTCAACTACTGATGAAGGTGAGAACGCCGAATGTGGAATTATATCAGACCGAGTCTATGAGATTGGTGTGAGTTCAGCATCGGCGAACACCTATCCGTTCATGCAAGTTCGTGGACCGGGCACGCTCAAGTCCATCATCAACTATTCAACCGGAAAATCAATTATGTTCGACGGGCTTACCCTGAACGCAGGCGAATGGATAAACCTGTTCTTCGACCCGCTCAATCTGATATTTCAAGGAGGCTGGAGCGGGCGGGGCAACCTGATGCGCTACGTTGTGCCGGGCAGCGATTACGGGGATTTTTATCTGATGCCGGGCAGTAACTTGCTCTCACTGTTCATGACCGACTCGACAATCGATTCAGGCGCGTTCATCTCATGGACTCCCTTATTCTGGGGCATTGACGGGGCGGTGCTGGAATGAGATACGAGTTAGTCTGGTACACGCATGAAGGCGTTAGGAAGGGTGTAATTCAAGCGTTCAATTCGCTCGAATACATCAAAACGCAGAACGCAATCGGAAGTTTAGTCGTCAACCTGCCGCGCGGGCTATTGCAATACGATGAGTTTAGCGTTGGCGATATATTCGAGGTGTGGCGGGAGAAGGGCGGCGTGCTGGAGCTTCAGAACGAAACCGCCTACTTTTTGCAGAACTGGGAGTTCTGGACGGACGGTGACGGCGCGGAGTACATCCAGCTGACAGCCTTTGACGCTAACTGGTTATTGGATACAGCGATTGTAAATTCGTATGCCGGGAGCGATGAATCTCAAAAGACAGCGAAACCGGATGATATGTGCAAGCATATTGTCAGGGAACAGATGGGAGACCTGTCGGATTCGAATAGAGAGAGGATATCAGTTGCTCCTTATTTGAGTGCCGCTGGAGCGAACATTACAAAGGCATTTGCTTACCGCAATGTGCTGACTGTCTTGCAAGAAATATGCGAAGTGGCGCAGGAAAAGAATGGGGTTTGGCTCGGCTTTGACGTGGTTAGAACAGCGCCGGGCACGTTCGAGTTCCGCACTTACACGGGGCAACGTGGGCAAGACCACGGGAGTGCTTCTGGCGACCCACGCTTGGTTGGCAGGCAATACGGCAACTTGAGCGAAGCAACTTTTGGCACGTACCATGCCGATGAGCGGAATTTTGTTGTTGTTGGCGGACAAGGCGAGGGCTGGGCAAGAGAAGTCGTCTATCGTTGGAATGTGAATCGTTTGTATGCTTCAAAGTGGAACAGGCGCGAGTACTTCAAAGACTCAAGAGACGACTCCACCACAGCCGCACTTGAAGCCGACGGTGACGCGGCTCTGGACGAGTTCAGGCCGAGACAAGTGCTGACCGGCACTTTGCACGACACGCCGGGCATGCAGTATCACATCCATTACTGGTTCGGCGACATCTTGAGCGTGGAAGCCTTTGGCTATCACGTTGACTGCCATGTGGGGAGCGTGAGGGTGAGAGTGGATCAAGACGGCGGTGAGCAACTTGACGTAAGGCTACGAGGCGAGTTATGAGCAACTTTGACGAGAAGGCGGTAGACCGCATCAAGAAGCTTGAGCGGGAAGTGGAAAGACTAAGGGTAAAAGAATCGCCGGGCGCATGGCAATCATGGACACCGACTGTGACATGGGTTGGGATAGCACCGACTACAACAACAGTTGCAAGCGCACGCTATTGCAAAGTTGGGAAGTTAATTACATTCAACGTTCATCTGAACATTACACGAGGAAGCGGAACAGCCTATTCGGCATCAATATACCCGCCAGTTGAAATAGGCGGTGGGGCAAGCGTGGCAATTGGACGAACCACGCTTCACGGAAGTTTAGAGATGGTTGTATGTCCTATTTCATCAGCAGTTACTATTCAGGTGCAACTCGGTACAGCAATGAGTTCTGATGGGTACTTAATTATCGCGGGCACATACGAGGCAGCATGAAACCCATCATCGACATCTCGTTCTGGCAAGCGCCACTCGCTATTGACTACGACAAGTTAGCCGAACAGGTTGATGGCGTGATATTGAGAGCGGCTTATGGCACGAGTAAGGACATTCACTTCGAGCAGCATTACGCCGAGCTATCAGCACGGGGCGTGCCTTTGGGAGCGTACCACTATCTTATCGGCTCGCAGTCCATGAGCAGGCAGGCGGTGGCATTCGCGACTATTCTGGACGGCAAGCAACTCACGCTCGGCACTTGGATGGACGTTGAGGATACCCGGCAAGGAACTCGCTTGTATCGCAATAACGTACTGGATTACGCCGCTTTGATGCCTGATGCTGGCATCTATACCAGCCGCTCACGCTGGCACGAGATAATGGGAGGCGCGTTTTTGACAGACCGCAAACTCTGGGTGGCGCACTATACCACCGCTTCATCGCCACTTATGCCAGTCGGCTTCAACTCTTATTGGATCTGGCAATACTCAAGCACAGGCAGGCTTGCGGGATATTCCGGCAACCTTGACATGAACCGCTTTGGCGGGAGTGAGCAGGAATGGCTGGCTTGGATCGGTGAAGAAGAAGAGCCTGAACCTGAACCGGAAGAGCCTTTGTTCCAAGCGAGGGTATACAGTTGGGCAACGCCTTATGTGAACGTGAGAGCAGAGCCTTCGCTGTCTTCAAACAAAGTTGGCTTCAAGTATCCGCTTGCCGTGACCGATGTTATGAGCACGGTGCCTGACTGGTACGAAGTTCCTGAAGGCTGGATGATGAGCCGTTTCTTGGAGCGGCTGGATGATGAGCCGCCTGTAATATCGACAGGTAAATACTACGGCGCATTGTACTGGCAACGTGACCCACGCTGGAAGGACAAGCCGCTCGGCACATCAGGCACAATCGGCTCTTATGGGTGCGTGATGACAGCAGAAACAAACGCACTGAACCAACTTGGCATTAAGACTAATCCCGTTGCCAACAACGCTTGGCGTACAGAAAATAATGGCTATCACAATGGCAACCTGATTGTCTGGGAAAAGGTGACGGAACAGCACCCCGATATTATCTGGGAAGGTAAGACCTGGAATCCAACTGATGCGCAGATAAAGCAGAAAATCGCTGATGGTTGCCCGTTGGTGATGCTGGTCGACCACAACGAAGGCACGCCCGCTCTTGACGAGCATTGGGTTAACAGCATCCCATCCCCTATTGATGACGGCGCAATCTGGATACATGACCCGTGGGATAACTCGACCATCCGCTTGCGTGACCGCTACAAGAAACCAATCCCGCAGTTCTCAAGTTATCGGAGGGCGCTATGACATTCGCATCATCATTCGGGCGCACGTTCAGCCCAACGTTCCAGCCGTCAAGTCAAGCGGCGGCAGGAGGCATCGTAGTTTACGACACCTTTACAGATACAGACGGCACAGTATTATCGAGCCATACGCCTGAAGTCTGTCCTTCTGGTAGCACTTGGGGTGGTGGCACTACCACCACAGATGACAAAATATACAGTAATGAATTGAGGGGCTTATATGGGTCTCTTAGAGGCGGTCATTGCGGTATTGAAACTGGCGTTGCTGACTGTATAATCACCGCCACAGTCAAACCACACAGTGTTAGCGGCGGTACAGGTTATCAATGGCGTTTGCCTGGCATAAAGGTTAGATGCAATACTGCTGCTTATTCTATTTCTTATACTGATACACAAACATATTATTTGATTTGTGTTTGTTCCTCTTTGGACAAATTTCACATATTAGAAAAAGCGAGTGGAAACACTTGGACAGAACGAGCGTCCGCAAGCGTAACAATGGACGCATCGACTGCTTATGTAATCAAAGCTACGTTGTCCGGCTCAACAATTACAGCAACTCTTGACGGGGCAAACGAAATCAGTTATTCAAGTGCGACCACCAACCAAACAAGTACCATTCATGGCGTTCACCCTGCAAGTGATTCGACTACTGATTATGCCAAGATGGGCGTAATAAGAGACTTCTTGCTTGAAAACTAATCAATCTAATCGGAGGCAATACAAATGACATCAGCATACATCGACATCTCAACAAGCGCAAGCCGCATATCCAATCAGGCACGCTCGGCAATCGACACGCTTCGGCGCGTCAAAGACGATTGGAGCAACCTCAAACTTATATTCGACCAAGTGGCGTTGGGCGACGATTTTACCGTGCTATCAGGCTACTTGGGCGTGAACGCGGAACAGGCGGAGGCAATCTACAACCTGTGGGGTTCGGCTAACGCGGAGTTACAAGACGCAACATTCATCGCTCAACTATTGAGCCGTTGCGGATAATCGGAGGCAACAATGGCAGTATTTACGCATATCGAAACGGATTCAGGGACTAATGCAGACATCAGCAGCGCAACCGCTATCGGGGCGTACACTGCCACAGCGGACAAACTGGTTATGGTGGACGTGAGCATTGACCAAGTTGCTGGCGATGGCGATTATGTGATGTACGTCACTCGGCAAATCGGCGGCTCTGGCTCTGCCTACCGCATATTGCCGCAAACCACGATGACGGCGGCTTCAGGGCTTACCGCCATATCAGGGCAATCGGGCTGGATTACAGTCAAGTCAGGGGATGTGCTGACCGTGTACGTTGACGGCTTGGCTGGCGACACTACCACACCCGACTGGACTACGCGCTGGTTTGAAGACTCTGGCACGGCTGGCGTGCTGGTGGCAAGTCTGGCAACGGACTCGATTACAGCCGATGCGCTCAAGGCAGACGCGGTGACGAAAATCCAGAACGGGCTTGCGACTTCTTCTGCCTTAGCCACAGTTGACGGCATCGTGGATGACATTCTGGTAGACACTTCTACAACGCTTGACGGCAAGCTCAATACAGTAGACACGGTGGTTGACGCTATCAAGGCTAAGACGGACAACCTACCTACTTCACCTGCACCTGCCAATGAATATGACGCAGAACTAACAGCTATTCAGACTGACTTAGATAATCCCGACCAGTACAAGGCGGATGTGAGCTCGTTAGCGAAAGCAACTGACCTGCAAGACGTAGAAGATAAGATTGACGTTATTGCAACCGACACGACCACAGAGATTCCAGCAACGCTGGCAACGCTGGCAACTTCGGCGGCTCTGGCTACGGTGGATGCGAATGTGGACTCGGTGCTGGCTGATACCAATGAAATCCAGGCTGAACTGGCAGACGGTGGAAGAACGGACTTGCTGATCGATTCGATAGTCGGCGCTACCACAGCGACTGGCGTTCTGCTCAAAGACACCGCAATTGAAGCAATATTCAATGACGTTGTCGTTACCGGTACTTACACCTTTGCCCAACTGATGAAGATTATGGCTTCGGCTCTGGCTGGCAAGTTGAGCGGAGGCGGATCAACCACCCTGACATTCAAGAGCGTGGACGGCGCAAGCGATGTGATTGTGGCAACGGTGGATGCTAACGGCAACCGCTCGGCTGTCACGTTGACGGTGTAAAGGTGGAATCAACCTATATTCTCATAGATCAATATTGGGGCGGTTCGTATTGGGGCGGCTTGTATTGGGGCGTCATCAACATTGTGCCGTTCGATTACGCCGAAATATGGGACGGCTCGGTTGTAATGAATATGGCAATAGCAGGTGGAGTCAGGCTCAATAAAGAAGTCAATGCAGGCGTAATACTCAACAAAGAGATCACCGATACCTATTCGGAACTGGAGCAAATATAATGGCTGATACTATAATTCACAATGGCGATGTTGGAACTATTATTCGCCTGACTATCACGGAAGACGACGATACCTCCGCTATTGACGTGAGCGGGGCAACTGTCAAAACGTTTTACTTCCTGAAGCCTGATGGCACGAAGGAAAATGTGGACGCGGAGTTTGACAGCGACGGCACGGATGGCAAGTTGAAATATACGACTATTGCCGGCGATATTGACACGGTTGGCCGCTGGCAGGTGCAGGCTTACGTTGAAATCGGGGCGGCAAAGTATTACTCCACGAAGACAACGTTTATTGTGCAGAGCAACTTGGCATGAGCGGAACAGTACTGGCGATAATAAGTGATTCGCATGTGGGCAGCTCCACCGCATTAGCGCCACTTGAGTTCAATGTGCACAGCAGAAACGATTTTGAAGTCCAGGTCACGCAAGCGAACAAGCTGCAAAAGTGGCTTCACGAATGCTGGACGGATTACTGGGAGCATGTCTTCAAACTGGCTAAGAAGAAGCGGCTGATTGTCGTGCATTGCGGCGATTTAGTTGACGGCGTGCATCACAATAGTTTGCAGGTCATGAACGAGGTGGAAGATCAAGCTGAAGCGTTTATGGACTTGATGCTGCCTATCATCTCAAGAGCGGACGGTTTCTACGGCGTTCTGGGCACGGGTCCATCTCACGCTGGGCAGGATAACTCCACCGAAGCGATGCTCTATCGGCAACTGGGCGCTATTGAGTTTGGGCAGTCTCTCACGCTTGCGGTTGACGGCGTGATCCACGACTTTGCGCATCATGGCAGGGCTGGAACTCGACCCTGGACTTCTTACGCCGCGAATCTGGCAACTGAGGTTGTTTACGATTATGCCAGTCAGGGCTTGCCGATACCTAACTTTATTTGGCGTGGACATCGCCATGTGATAGATGACTCCGGCAATAAACTACCAGGAACGCGTGCTATCTCATTACCGAGTTGGCAACTTAAGACATCCTTCGGTTGGCGTGCTGCTGGTAACACGGTTAGATCAGACATCGGCGGTTATGTGGTAGTTGACGGCTTGCTTGATGACAGCAAGTCAAGGTATAAGGGGCAACCAGACCAGAGAAAGATTATTGTTGTATGACAGAATACGAATTGTTAGAAGAACTGGCAAAAGAGTTAGGCTTGCCGGACATCGAGCCTGACGAAGTCACCGCTCAGAGCGTGTCAGACTACACAGGTTGTTCGTGGAGCAAGGCTGCGTCTGTACTCAAAGCCAAACTTGCCGCCGGCGAGCTTACATCGCGGCAGGTTAGAACGCACAACGGCAAGCCTGCTACTGCTTACAGGAAGGCCGCATGATTCTACACGGCGATTGTCTTGAAGTTCTGGCAACCCTGCCAGAGAATAGCGTTGACACCTGCATCACCGACCCGCCTTATGGTTTGGGTTTTATGGGTAAGCAATGGGATACGTTTGATAAAAGCCAGTTCGGGCTTGCTGGCAACGAAGGCGAAAACGACTTGAAAGTAAAAAAGAACTTCAAGGTCTTGCCACGTTATCGCAAAGACGGGTTACAAGAGTTTACATTTGATTGGGCAACCGAAGTCTACCGCGTGCTGAAACCAGGCGCATTGTTGCTTGCCTTCGGCGGCACTCGCACCTATCACCGCATTGCTTGCGCTATCGAGGACGCTGGCTTTGAAATCCGTGACACTATCGCTTGGGTATACGGGAGCGGATTCCCGAAAAGTTATAACATCAGCAAGGGGATTGACAAGTTCAATAAAACTGGCAACGCTTCTTGGAATGGCACAGGTGATAGTAGTAATGGGGCGTTAGGTTACTCAAAGTTACAACACGAACAAGGTTACAGACCGAATGACTATTCTGGTAAACACCAGACCAAAACAGAAATCACAGACCCCGAAGCGCAACTCTGGCACGGCTGGGGCACTGCGCTCAAGCCCGCGTTTGAGCCAATTGTCGTGGCGATGAAGCCGATTGACGGCACGTATGTAAACAATGCGCTCACGTGGGGCGTGGCTGGCTTGTGGATTGACGGGGGTAGGGTGGAAATTAATCCAGAAGTTGATGACCCACGACTTGGCGGAAGAGGTGAATGGCACATTGCGCGCGAACAATCAAAACATACTGTTAGTCTGCCTCCAAAAACGATGGGGAGCAATCCGCAAGGTCGCTTCCCTGCAAATTTTGTGCACGATGGCTCGGACGAGGTGGTGGGGCTGTTTCCGCACTCCAACGGGGCAGCCGCGCCAGTTGCAAAAGGACAGAAGGAATTTGGCGGCGTTATTTACGGCAAGTTCAAAACTGGTGGCGACGACGGGGCTTCGTTCTATGGCGACTCCGGCTCAGCCGCGCGGTTCTTCTACTGTGCGAAAGCCAGCCGAAGCGAGCGCAACGCTGGGCTGGAGGGGATGCCTATCCGCCCGGCGGGCGGATTGCAGGGGCGGAACGATGGGTCACTGGGGGGCAATCCTGTTACAGCACAAAATCACCACCCCACCGTCAAGCCAATCGAACTGATGCGCTACCTTGTTCGGCTCACGAAAACGCCAACAGGCGGCGTGGTACTTGACCCGTTCACAGGCTCTGGCACGACTGGCATTGCTTGCGAGTTGGAA